TCGGCGTAGTTATACTTTGCATAGCTGTCTATGTCGTCGCTGTCGGCAGAGCAATAGAACCAGAATACCTCATCGAACATGCGGTTTGCACCGGCGAAGAACTTCAACGATTGGTCGAGGTTGATATCGTCAAAGACATATCTAAGGACCGTGCAAGGGATCGTCTGTATCTGGCCCGCGAACATAAAGAAGTTCTCCGTGTCCATCCAGAAGACACGGTCTCCAATGGCTGCTACGGCATTGGGCGAGATGACCGACACGTTGTTCGCCAGCAGATTAAAGGAAAACGTAAAGGGCGGCCCAACAAACCTCATGCTGTACAAGGATGAGTCCGTCCATATCAAAATCTGCTGGCGGGTCTCAATACCTGTAATAATTTCAGAACCGGAGGATAACTTCTGGTCGCCCGCCGTATTGGTTACTCTGGGGGTCCAATCGACGGAGTTCTCTTGGTCAGACCAACGAACTAACAAGAGGTCCTGGGCCGTGGTTCCTAAAGTGTTAGCACCTAAGCAGATAACGTGCCTGTCGGTGTCGGACACCAGAACTTGACGGGCAAGGGTCGGGGCGTCAGAGGCTCCGGACTGAGCACTCAAGGCCGTCGCCCTGTTAGTTATACCTAGTGTGGCGTCCCAGTAGTAAATGTTGTCGTCGCGAACATTCAGTAACAAGTCTTCGCCAAAGTTGTCCTGAGACCAAAGTCTAGTCTCGCCGGAGGTGAAGGGAACGACCGCAATACCAAAACCGTAGAACCCATTGGCTTCCTTGACTACATCATCATCGGCATGTGCCGCTGCGGTGGTGCCTCGAACACCGCGAACAATCCCAGCATCCAGGTCATTGCTGGATTTCCCTGTGTATTTTATAAGCTCGTCATTAATCAGGATAAGACCCACAAAGGTTACTGTGGCACCGCTGGCATGGATAGCCGCCGTAGTGCCGTCATCGGCTCTTGTAACCTCGCCAAGAATGTTTCCGGAATTCGTGCCGTACCGGATATACTCACTGCCTATAAGTATGGTGCCCCTGGCCGGGAAACCTGAAGAGTCTGCAAGACGTATAATCTGATCTACAACGGCAACCGCCGCAGATGTTGTGGTCGATGCTGTTTCAAAAGAAGCCGCAGACGTGAGGTCTATGGATGTGACGCTCGAATTGATGCCGCCGTCCAAGGTTGTCTGGGAATAGGTTAGAGTCTGTCCACCAAAGAGCCCCGCGCCAAATCCGGCTTGTGAGAGCACAGCCTCCGCACCAACATGAATCTGGTAGTTGGCTATTACGGCGCTACCCCCACCCGCTGTTGACCCGGAAGAGGCCGTGCCTCCCGTGTCAACGGTGTAGCTATTGGCAGAAAGTATAGAGGCAATGGTTTGCTCTCTGTCCAGGTCGGCAGTTGTAAGACCGTCCATAGCGGTAGCTCCGCTGAAGGTTACGAAGTCTCCAACCGCCGCACCGTGGCTCGCCGCAGTCACCGTTATAATTCCGGAACCTGCACTTCCTGTAAGGAAGGGGTTTGTACCTAGCGTAGCGGTGCTACGAATAGGCGTAATATCATAAAAGGAGTCGCCATTCTCAATGTAGAACTTGGAAGTGGTTCCGGTCCCCATCAGCTTGAGGGCGTTCAAGGTGATCCAGCATTTAAGAGACCTAACGGTGCCTAGAATAGACGCTCCGCTGATCCTCTCCCACCCGCCAATCTTTTCGGGGCGGCCTTTCCGGAACCTGATTAGGTTAGAGTCAAACCAACCTTGGGCGTCAGCAAAAGAGGTACTCTCACGATTTACCCCAGGTTTAAATTGTACTTTTGTCAAAGGCATCTAAAGCTTCCACAACATCCCAGCCATCAAAAGTAGTCCAGCACCCGCCGAACCAATTAGGATCATCTCCAGCCGCTTAATGCGCTCGATGGTTTCCTTCCAACGCTCCGAACAGACAGCCTCGTGCGTATCTATGCGGGCAGACACATCTTTAGCCGACAGCGGCATCTGTTTCTTCTTTACTGGCATCAGACACACTCTCTATTAAGGCTTTAGTGAAGAAGTCCAAGGCACCCGTCAGTTGGTCAACCTCAAACTGAGCCTTTTGGCGCTTGGTTTGTAGATCGCGGCACTGCTCGACGATATAGTTCTGCTGGTCACTCATATCATCGCGGCTGTACTCTTCGCCGTTTATGGATACGACATTCTTTTCATCGGTCATTTTAGTTGTCCTTTAAATTAAGCTGCCCAAGGAGACCCAGAGCCACTAACCGGCGTCTTGAGATCTGCAATCTGAGCGGCTACGGAATCTTCCTGATTGCTAACGCCATCGTCCCCAAGAGCAGCCTTGACCCACGCAATTGCATTGGCTTCAGTAATGTCGTCGTAGGCGATGAAGTCCGAAAGGTCATCTGTCGGGATACCTGTAGAGCCATACGTACGGCCATGATTCCCATCAGCATCTGCGTCAGTGCAGTCCCAATGGATATTGGTGACGACGTTAGTCTTGCTGTCCAAAGAGACATCGTAGTCGAGTTGTGCGATTGACCATGTTGCTGCCATTTTAATTATCCTTCTAAACTATTATTCGTGTTCACTTTTGAGAGTTTCAACGATCAATTTGCCGTCGTTGTCCGCCCACTCCGACTCAATCATTTTGGCGTCTTTCCGTTCGCCAATGACCATCCAACTAACCGTATCAGTACAGGTATTATCCTGCGCCGTAATCGTAAGTACATTGCCCGTGACCGATCCTTTAAGAGCAGTCCATCCATCTTCATTCGATGTGAAGCATTGCACATCACCGCAAAGAAGATCGAAAGTCCCCTCGGTCATCCCCGCCGCAGTATCAATATTTACGTCCACTGTTCCGCCGGATACGAGATCAGCACGCCCCCGGTAGATCAAATCCGCCTGTGGACCTTCGATGCTGCTGTGTAGGAGGTAGTGCGTATCATTTTTTTCTGGTAGCGGGTGGGCTATTCTGAAGGTCTTCGTACCAGCGGTAAAAGTGCCGACCACGTTGACTGTTCCTCCCGACGCAATGCTCATTCGTTCAGTGCCGCTGGTAAGAAACTTCATATTACCAGCTTCATAATTTACTAATAAAATATCAGCCCCACCCTGCTCAAGTAAAAAGCCATCGGCACTCCCGGTGCCTGTTGTGGAATTTTGAATCCGAATGCCAGCGAAACTTGCGGCATAAATTTCAAGCGACTTACTGGTTGGGGTTTTACCAATACCGACATAGCCGCTGGCGTCGATGCGCATACGTTCTGTTTGAGACGAAATATCAGCGGCTCCAGTTGTAAAGGTGATGCCGGAGTAGCCGCCAAGGTTTAAATAATTACCACCACCGGCATAAGCACCTGCCGCTCCTCGCCAAATACCAGCGTTTGCATCATTTGATGTAACATCACCCAAAGATAATAAACCTGTGTCGTTTGCACTACCTAGTTTTGCGTTACCTAAAACCTGCAAAGTCTTTTGAGATTTGAGTGTAACAGGAGCCGCCTTGTTAATACCGACGTTGCCTGCGGAGGTGATGCGCATACGTTCTGTGCCAGTCACCGTCGCATCGTTCGCAGCGGTGTTGAAAGATAGAACCGTGGCAGCATTTAGCTCGCCGACACCACCACCCATGTAGACGGTATTGTCAGTGCCATTGCTCAGACCGACAACCAACCCAAGGTTTTGCTCTGCATTGTGGTAATGCGGGATAGCGTATGCACCATATTTAGCCGTATCATTGGCTTGGCTCTGCGAGGCGATAAAATGAGTGCCCAAGGTTCCTATCGCAGTTACAAGGCCCGTAGGAGCCGTCGTGCCAATACCGACGTTGCCGCCCGAAAGGATGCGCATTCGCTCAACGTTGGTAGTTTCAAAACTCATATCGGCGGCTTCGGCGCATTCCAGCGTCAAAGTTCCCGTGCCTCTGTGCCGGAGCGAGGATGTCGTATTTGCCCCGCCATTATTCCTGATTAATCTAAGGCCATAATCGGTGTAGGTGGCATCGCCAATAAGATCAATAAATGAGTAACCGTTTCCAGAACGCCCCGAACCAAGGTCTATGGATGTGGTATCTGTAGAACCATTTGTCGCCGCAAAGGTTGCGGAACCTATAACAGAGAGGCCACTAGCAGCGGTGGCTAATTTAATTATGTTGTTGTGGTAAAGGTTCACAGCAGCATTTGCATCAATTACAATCCCACTCTCCCCTGTGGTAGGTTGTAGAATTATCTGCGTACCATTTGATTGGATATATAAGTTACCAGTTCCTACTTCTGAAATGGCACTATGTGACCCATCGTGAAA